GGAAAACTCGCGACCCTAACATCTGGACGCGTAAAAGCATCTAGACTGGGCGGCCCTCAGGCCGCCATGTTAGAGCGCACTCTCTGGCTTGGGCTTAAAACACCAAGTCTAATAATCCTACCAAGAAATGGTAGGCACCCAGCAAGGTGAAAAGCGATGTTTAAATCGCTGTACCGTCTGCTCAAGATGCTTCAGTGGTCGCCCCAGAAGGGGGACATGAAAAAACTTGAGTAGAGCGGCCCACCCATCTAACCGATCGCTCCTTTTCAGAGCTTTCAGTGCAACGGACCGAGTTTCGAGCCGGTGCAGGCGATGATTCCAACGATTCGGAGTCATCCCGTCAAGATGAGTGTGCCACCCAAGCGCCTCAGACCTCTTACTAACCAAGGGAAGAGCAATTCCTAATTCGCTCTCCACGAAGTTCTTAAGAACTGTAGAAGCCTCATAGTAGCCGTTCAACCACAAATGGTTGCTCGTCTCTACGATACTTTTAACGGCGCCTGGCGTCACCTGACCATGTACTGGACGGTGCTTGAGGTATATAGGAGTCACTTCGACTCCTCTAAACGCATCAAGTCCGCAGCTTTCTCTGAAGTTTCCTTCAAGAAAGCTCTTGTCAGAGTTGATTTTTAGGCCAACTCTTTCAAGCCAGTTCGCAACCTTATGTGCATACCGCTTTCGGACAATAATATCGTCTCCGAAAATACGGATATGCCTAGAAGCGCGCACGAGTCCCTGTAATGTCGGCTTTCTGCCTTCAAATTCAGAGATTGCTGCTAAGCAGACTACCGCGAAGCAGACACTCTGAACAGGAAAAGTTAGTGCGTTTCCCATACCTGCAAACTTGTATAGGGGTACCACCTTATTATCGTACTCGATCGATTCAGACCGAGAGGATAACATGGCTCCAAAGAATTTGGAATGGTGCCCAAATACCCTTTCTACTAGTCGTAATGATAGTAGATCGGAGGCCGACTTAAGATCTAAAGTGGCCCAGTCAGAGGTGATGGATCCTTCCAACGCCAACTTTTGGTTGAGCGATTGGTCGGTTAAGTCAAGGCAGTTACGAAGGATCCTACAGTAGCCGATAGATTGGCGTAGGTAGGCATTTAGTCCCTGTTGAACAAACTGTTTAATCAGGGGTTCAATCGTAATTGTTCGTCGCGATGTCGAGTTCTTCGGCACCGTGATCAGCCTTGAAGTGCTTCTAGAAGCACTGTTAGAAGGGGTACTCGAAGTCGACGAATCGATGAGATTAGCTGAATCTTGATAAGACTCAAGAGCAAAGCCAAAATCATCATATCCGAAGCTCTCCGTATCTAGGTCACCGTTTCCAATGGCCTTGTTTAGCTCTAGCCACTTCTGGTTTGAGCTTAATCCCTCTCTAACAGCCCCAGGTCCGTGTTTGAAGTCCAAGTCGTCTAGCTCTCTAGAATGGAGAGTTAACAACACAAACCTCGAAACACGTTCGAGCAGATGATCTTCCTGAGACCCAAAACTTACGTCTCTGGCTACCCCATCTGTCCGAAAGAATTCAGAAACCGCCTTAGACTCCAACAAAACGTTAGACTCGTCGGGCATCTGAATTTTCTTAAAGTGTAAAAGAATCATTCTTAGATTCTTTACGACGCCTAAGTTGGCATCATCTTTAAGAAGACCTGAGAACGGATCAAACACTTCACAGAGCATACCTGAGAAGATTCTCGGGATTGCTCCCCCAGGAACTCGTTTAAAGTTCCGAGGGCAGGTGAACTTACCATCGTCGAGACCCCTATCAAGGGCCTTCGCTAAGGTAGGTAAGGCTATAGCTAGGAAGCTATAACCTTCATGTTTGAACCTTGACTTAAGCGTTTGAAGATCACGCTTAAGGCCTTTCACACAAGGTTCCAGCCTGCTAAAGTCATCCAGCAGGCTTTCGAGGAGGAGCACAATCGGACTTTTCATAGTCACCTCCATTATAGGGGGTTGGGCTATTCCGAGTCTCGCTTTGCTTATCCCCGCCGCCAAGAATTAGCGGTGGTAATCGCGC